GGTCAATCCCGTGGGAAACAATTTAGAGGTGATAATAATGAAAGGAATCTATTTAATAGAAAACAGATTAAACGGTCATAAATACGTCGGTAGGTCGGTTGATATTCCAAAAAGATGGGAACAGCATATCTTTTCTGCTAAGAAAGGTGATGGCTATTACTTACACAAGGCAATCAACGCTCATGGAATAGAAAACTTTGTGTTCTCAGTATTGGAGGAAACAGACAACCTCTTCGAAAGAGAGTGTTATTGGTTCTACCTATTAAAACCAGAATATAATATGATAGCCCCAGATGAAGCCCCATCAAAAGTTCAAGCAATAAAGGTAAAGTCCTTGAACAAAGAAACTGGTGAAGTTAAAAATTATGAAAGCGCCAGAGAAGCGGCAAGACTTTTAGGGGTATCAAAGACTGCAATACTAACTGTGTTAAAAGGTGGTAGAAACACCTCTTGTGGGTGCTACTGGGCCTATAATGGCCAAGAGTTCGTGATTCCTATTGACCGTGGGAATAACGGAAAACGAAGAAAATCTGTTACGATTAAAAAAGATGAACTTTCATTGACCTTTGACTCTATAAGTGACTGTGCTAGATACCTTAATGTAACTCCGGGGTTTATAACCATGCTTACATCGGGGAAAGGTAGAGCAAAAAGAGCAAAGGGGTTCACCGTAGAATTGAACCTGTAGAGACTATTCCCATAATAGGGAAGTAGGTTGGTTATTGACACACCAATCGAAATGGTTGTGCAGTCGAGAGACTGTAAGAGATAGTCCATTCATACGAGATGATAAATTGTATGGGGTAATGAATCATGATTTGACACATATGTTTAATGGTGGTGCTAATATCGGGGAAGAAATTGCGGCCAGACGGGAAGATATAGTATATCTTGGACACAACTTAGGTAAAATCTGGCTGAGTGATAAAATTGACATGCACTTGGTACACCCTACTGACGGTGGTGCTTGGGCTGTCACACATAAGATACAAAAGGCTATTGACGCTATTGGTACTGGGCATAAGCCCAAGATAGTGGTGATGGGACACTACCATAAAATGGCCTTTATTGACTGGCGGGGCGTTAAGGGTATTGTCATGCCTGCTTTCCAGAAGCAGACCGGTTTCATGCGGGACAATGGGCTGGCTAGTTACGTCGGGGGTATTATACTCACCATTAAGACGGACAGAGACGGTAATATGCTGTCATTTACACCCGAGTTCGTGGATTTTGGAGGGAGTGGTAGCGATGAATAAGTTGGCTAAAATGTTTTGGTGCATCGTCGGTTGGATTATTGGTCTCTCTATCATAACCATTATTGAAGCACGAAAGGTTTATTACTATGACGCATTTATCTCAGATAAAGTCATTATGTTTGACGAAGATGGAATGCAAAAGTTTTGCATTGTAGTCAAGTTTGACGACAACAATCACATTTCACGGAAAGAATTGATTTGTAAGAAGTGGTCGCGAGATGTAAATTGGGGTTTCTCAGATATTGGTGATGATATTATCTACAAAGAAGTTGTTTGGGAGTGGTGGTGGTCACAATGAAAAGGGAACAACCAGTTCAGACTGAGGCTAGTACCCTCGCTGAGATTCTAAAGAAAGACCAACTGTTGAATGAAAACTCTGAAAAAAAGATTTTATTCGCCGGTTATGCTACTCTATTTGATAGTGAGTTGGAGGAAAACCTCCACTTAACTTCTATTGAATTAAACGCAAAATACAACACAGCAAACCCATCATCGTGGAGGCTATTTCTTCGCCACCCCCTTGTTAAAAATTATATTGATGGCTTCCTATCAGAGAAAGCCGAAAAAACCGCTGATATGGCATTGGGGGCGGCAGATTTTAAGCCGAAAGACGCTATGGCTGTAAAAGAGCAAATGTCTCTTAAAAACAAAGGCGAGGACAATTCCAATATTCTTGTGGTGTTCCTGCCCCAAAAAGACTACACTTTGTAGTGCAGACTGTAGCGTATAACTTATGGACTACCCTAGAGTAGTAAGACGCAAACGCATTGACGATGATGGGTCTCGCGTGTATGATTGCCCGGTGTGTCGTTCCGGGGAAGTAAAAATAAAAGATAATGTTTTTTATGGAAAGTGTGAAGTTTGTAATGCAACGATGATGGACTATAAGCCTCTTGACCATCAGGAGGCTTTCCATGCATCTAGTGCCCAATATCGAATGTTGATTGGTGGGTTCGCAAGCGGTAAAACCACAGCAAGTTGCGCTGAGATTGCTATTCATGCACTCGGAACTCCCAATGGGAGAAGTTTGATTACCGCCCCCACTCTATCACAGGTTCGAGAAGCAGTTATTCCAGAGTTAATTAAGTTCTTGCCTCCTTGGTTTGTAACAAGTGCCACGAAGAATCCAAATCCTCACTTTACCCTTACTAACGGGCACGAAATCCTCATCTTTTCCTCACAGGACCAAGAGAAACTAAGGTCACTGAACTTGACTGCTTTCTACATCGAAGAGGCCTCTGGGGTTAAGTATGAGATTTTTGACCAGTTGATGACCCGTCTTCGTAACAAGGCGGGTGTTATAAAGGATAAAGAGGGTTATGAAATTGGCTATAAGTTCATGGGGATTGTCTCCACCAACCCTGAAGATGGTTGGATTAAGGACAGATTCCTGTTGGTTAGCAATAAAATATATGGAAGTGTGAGCATTGATACAACGGTTTATGAAAACCTCAAGGCTAGAGAGCCAAATCGCCACTTCCACAGTTTTATTTCGTCAACCAGAGACAATAATCACATCGCACAAGGGTATATTGAGCGGGCAACAGCCGGGAAATCGGCAAAATGGATAAGAAAATATATTGACTGCTTCCTTGACATTCAAGAGGGGGCTGTTTATCCTGAGTTTAGTAAATATTTAGTTGAACCTTTCGAAATCCCTGAAGAATGGCCTAGAATCGGGGGCTTTGACCCCGGATTTAATGACCCAACAGCAGTTTGCTTGGCGGCGATTGACCCAAGAAATGGTGATATCTATATTTACGATGACTACTATGAGAGAAACCAACCTGTTGGTTATCACGCTAAGAAAATCATACCTAAAATTAGACCATATGAGTTCTTATTTAATTTGCAAGCAGACCCGTCAGTTGAAAAACGAAATGACCGAGATTTACAAACTTACAGTAGTTATTTCTACACTTTAACTAAGATTGTGTTAGAGCCTGCAAATAATGATATTTTATATGGTATTGAAAAGGTGCGCGACTACTTCTATTCTGGAAAATTAAAGGTATTCAACAGTTGTGAAAACATGAAAATGGAAGCCCAACTATACATGTACCCAGATGGGGGTCGTATGCACATGGAAAAGCCCATTGATAGGGACAACCACTTGATGGACGCTATGCGTTATATGATTGCTAAACTCCCTCAAAATCCGCATGAGATGTGTAATATTTCAATGCGTAGGGACTTCTTTTCACCAAAACAGAAACAGCACATTTCTAGCCTGTTTGCAGGCGATGTGCTAACGAAAGACAGTGCCCAGCAGGGGACTATATTTAAAAAAGGATTGAGGGGTGGTAGATAATATGAATAATGAAGATGTTCTCCAAGAACTCGCTCGCCTTTATTTGGAATTGCGCGACATGAAAGAGCGTATCGCCAAACTTGAGGCTGAACGACAGCAGGATGGTAAGGTTGTTTTGACTGGAACCCCGTCCTATGTAAGAGATTTTATTGAAGCAAAAAAGAAATTAGGTAAGGGTGATATCCATGGTTAAAACAGGAAAAGATTATTATGAAATGTTTAGAAAAGCGAAGGATTTTGACACCAAACGCTTCGATGACTACCAAGAACTGGCCGCTTTTTATGAGGGTCAACAGTATTTGCTTACTGAATACCAACTTGACAAACCTTGGATTATTGACCTAAATACCCCATATGCCTCAGACGCCATTGATATTCGCGTGGCTTCTTTGCAGGCCAATGATTATGTTGGGGAGTTGGAACCTCTTTCTCCGATGGATGTTGAAACGGTTGATAAGTTAAACAGCGCTTATCACAATTTTTGGAATGAAATGCAGATGGATGATAAAATCAACGAATCCCTTGAGAGGGCCGCTGTTCTTAGAGAGGCCTATATTCACGTCGTTTACGATGATGAACGTGCCGTTGGGGGGACTAACACCTCTCGAATTGGTGTTTTGAAACCATACTTCATTGACCCGTCTGCTGTGCTAATTGACCCTACCGCTAATTCTTTCAAGGATGCGGACTATATCATTGTTACCGAGCGAATTACTGACCGTAGGATTAAGCGTATGTACCCTGACTTCTTTGATGATTTTGGTACTTCTTCCGACCCAATGACCGAAGAAGACCGTGGCGAGATTTTCTTAGGTAATGATTATTCTATGAATCAAGATGGTGTTTGGACCAAGTGGACGGTCTATGAAAAGGTTGATGATGATGCCGTTGAAAAGACTGTTCTCATTGGTACTAAGATTGTTGAAGATACCGAGGATTTCCCCATTGGAGTTTATCCAATCGCACAACTTCGTTGGCAAAGAAAAATTAAGTCCCCTTATGGTCTTGGCCTTATGGATAGACTTATTGCTTTACAGAAGTCAGTTAATAGTATTGAGTCTGCCATCACAAATATCGCGTTGCAAAGCGCTGTTCCATCTCTTTGGTTGAGCAAAAACGCTGGTGTTGATGCTGAAGACTTGGCCTCTGTTATTGGTGCCCCCGGACTGGTAATTCCAGTTAATGGTGACCCCAATACTGCTTATGCGGTAATGTCAAATAACGTTATCAACAGAGACATCATTGAAGTAAAACGAGACAACGAGCGAACCATCTATCAAATCGCTGGCGCTACTGACCAGTTTATGGGTGATATTGGTACTGCCGGTAATACTAAGTCGGGTACCCAAGATGCTATTAGTCGTGCTAAAGGGATTGAACAAAAAATTATTACCAATATCGAAGAGTTTATTCAAGACCTCTCCGAAATTATTTGCAAGTTTATTGTGAATGTTTTTGGTGGAGAGACTATTTATACAAAGGGGCAAAAGAAAACTGATGGTTCTTACAACTTTGGTTCAATGCAAGTCCCAGAGAATGCTAATGATGTAAAGTTTAATTTTTATATTAATCTGAATATCAAGACCCCATACTCCAAGGAAAACACCAAACGGTTGATGCAAGAGTTGTTCCAAATGGAAATGCAGTACGACGCCCCAGTTAAGACAGTCAACATTCTTGATATCTTAAAACAATTCGACGTTCCTAACAGAGATGAACTCATTGAGCGTTATAAAAACCTTATTCAAAAAGATGAAGAAACTAAGGCTCAGGTTATCGCCCAATGGACAGCAGTTACTGAGAAAAACGGTATTGACTTGAACTTGATTACTCAAGGTATTGTTGAAATTATGCAAGGTAAAGAAACCCCGACAGTTGACCAAGTTATGGCCACTATTGAACAGCAAGTTCAACAGCAAGAGCAGATGCAACAGCAAATGCAACAACAAGCCATGCAACAACAATACCAACTTCAAAACCAGATGCTTGACCAACAGTTTAAGCAGGCTAATCAGCCCCTTACGGGTGATGAGGAGTTTAATTTAGGTGGTGGAGAGGCTCAAACTGAGATGACGGGAGACGAAGAGTTCTCTGCTGAGGCTTCTGAACCTAGTTTGTAACATAAAGTTTATTTTTTCACTATTTATGACTATAATATATAGTGGAGAGGGTTAATGGCGACCTAGCGCCTTATCTAGCGTAGACCCCTTTATAAAAGCGACCTTGGCGCTTAAACCATGTGTGAGAGGATGTGTTATCATGCCCGATTATAAAAACGTTGAAGAGTTGAAAGAACAACTCAAAAAAGAGTTCTTCCCGGAAGACCCGGTTGAAGAAGGTGACGAAATCGTTGAAGATGATGATTCTGAAGATGAAGTAAGTGGTGACGAAGTTTTTGATTCCGAACCCGAAGAAGAACCTGAGGAAGAGGCTGAAGAAGACTCTGAAGAGGATTTGACTGTACTAGAAGCGGCTAATCAAATTAAACCAGTTAGTAAAAAGGAAAAAGAGGAGTTTGCATTTAAAAAACTCCGTGAAGAAGCCGATGTCTACAAGAAAAAGGTTATGGAATACGAGGCTAAACTTAAAGACCTTGGTGAACTAAGCGAGTTGGCCAACAGTTTGGGTTACAAGGACTATAAGGAAATGGTCGATGAAAACAGACGTAAAATCCAAGATGCCGAGGCGAAGAAAAAGGGTATTGACCCCCAAATCTATCGTGAACTTCAGGAACTCAAAAAACGTGCAGAGGAAAGTGAACAACGAGAAAAGACAATGGCATTTATTAAGACACTTGATGAGTTTGTTTCTGAAAATGGACTTACCGCAGACGACCGCGGGGCAATCGTTAAGAATCTTGATGAAGACGGATGGGAACTTGGTAAACTCTTGAATTATCCAAATCCTAAGAAACTTTTAAAGGGTTATGCGGCTGATTTGATTGTAGAAAGAAAGACCCAAAAGGTCATTGATGAAAAGAAGAAAAAGTTTGCTGAAAAACCGTTTAAACCGGAGGCGCCAGTCAGTGAAGATGTGATTGACGCTGAAGTAAAACGTAAGTTAAAGGCATACGCTGATAAAAATAACTATAAATATTAATGAGGTGATTACTAATGGCGGCTGATAAAAACGCTAACTTCCTTAGTACTGTTCAACAGAACGGTATTAAATTGCAAGAATACTGGGATAAATTGATGCTTGGTATGATTAAACTCGAAAAAGACAACTTTGTTTTTAGTAATCTTGGTGTGGAAAAGGACATCCCTGCCAAGTCTGGAACGACTACGATTTCTTTCCGGCGTTACTTGTCCCTTGGTGTCAGTGCTGGCTTGACGGCTGAAAAACTCGCGGAAGCGGTTCCCCCGACTCCTTTGCGTGTAGAAGCCCAAAAGGTTCAAGGTACTGTTAACCAATATGGTGCTTACATTGAAGAGACCGACTGGGTTGATGAAATCAATATGGACAATATTGAATCCATTTATATGCCCGAACTTGCTCGCCACGGCTCTGAAGTTATCGAACGCAACATCCTTGCTTCGTTCGCTGATGCTTCTGAATACTTCGTGGAAAGTAAAGTTGCTGTGAATGACTACACGACCAATGCCTACCCGCTGACCCTCCAAGAAATGCGTAAGGTTGCTCTGATTATGAAAAATCAGCGTCGTTCTGGTCATCCAAAGTTTGGTGGAAAGCCTGTTTTCGTGGTTCATCCCAACGTTATGGAAGACTTGCTTGATGACGAAGACTTGCTCGACCGCATGCTCGTTCCGGGTAATGATAATTCCCCGATTAAGAACGGCTCGTTGCAACAGTACAAAATGTATGGTTTCTACGTTATTGAAAGTCTGATTATGCCCGTCGCGGCTAACTCGAGTTCGGTTAATGTTTATACCAGCATTATGCTTGGTCGTGAACCTTACGCCGTTATCAAACTTGGCAGTGGACGGATTAAGTTCTATCAAACTGGATTTACTGCTGAGAAGACTGACCCGCTGGCTCAAAAGGCTACGTTTGGTTACAAACTCTGGACTGGTGCTAAGGTTCTTGACCCGATGACCATTTTCAAGGTTTATTCTACCTCTGCTTACGATGATGCCCTCACGGACCTCGAATCTGACCCATTTGCTCGTTATGCGGCTCAACAGTTGCTTGATGACTGCACCGTAGCGCTCGCCGCTTCGTTGACTCAGACGGCTAAAGATGAGTTGGATACGCTTACTGCCACTGTTACTGATGACAACGATGTTGCTGTTACCTCCCTTGAAGATGCTTATTACATCCTTTGGACTTCTAGTGACACTGCTGTTTGTACGGTAACTCCGTCTGGTGATTTCACCGCCGTTGTCAAGGCTATTAAGTCCACCTCTGGGACTGCCACCATTACTGCTCAGATGATGAAGCGTACTGCTGGTTCTCATACCGCTGTTGGCACCAAAGACACGCTGGCTTACACGTTGACCATTGGTTAATAGTAACTAACCAAATAGGTTCTGAGGGGGTTACCTTTAAAACCCCCTCCCCCATTGGGGTAGTAAAAGAAAGAGAGTGATAATAAATGCCCAGAACTAGACAAGTTCCACAAGATGCACCCCCTGTCCCCGTTGTTGAGGATGTTCGAAAACTAGACGTTGCAAAGACGGAATTGGAAACTGCTTCAAAACAAATGAAGCGTAGACTCGCCAAAGAACCTATGGTTAAGGTTAATGGAAACCCGATGTTTGCCGCTTTTATTGGAAAAGAGTATACTTATCTTTTCAACGACATTCCTGTTACGATTAGATTTGATGGTCGTGACTACTTCTACCCGAAGTCGATTGCTGAAAACCTTAGTCAAAAACTAAAGGATATTGCTGTCGCCAACACTCCGGTAGACCTTTCAGAAAGAATCTAAACTACGGGGTGGGACTCAAATCCCACCCTATTTTAATTAAAAAGAGGTGTTAGTATGACCATAAATGAAATTACTGTTGCCGCTAACAACTTCACTGATGAACAGGCGTCTCCTACTGTTGTGAGATACTATGTAAATGAGTGCATTGGCAAGATTAATATTGAACTTAGAAGCACTTTGCCTTTGTTCACATCTACGACCGACCCGACTTACTCCGCTATCAGCGAAAGTTGGCAAATTACCTTGTTTGTCCCATATGTTTGTTATTCAATCAAAATGAACGATGGGAGTTTGAACGAGGCAGATAGATACAAGGTCGTTTTTAATGAGAACTTGGCAAAATTAATTGAAGAAAAGAATCGAGCGATTGACTCGGCGTATAGAGGAACTGACTTCACCGCCATTTACAGAACTGACCCAACTATGGGAATCAATACTGGGTGGTTTAGGAGACGTAGTAACGGGGGGTTTTAATTAATGGCGATTCGTCAAACTTATAGGGGAGACCCTGAAGTAAAACAATATACTTTGTTTGATAACTTTTCCGGAGGCGTAAACTCTACCTATGCTGACGAGGCGCTTCAGTCAAATGAGTATCGAGATTTAACTAATGTTGAGATTGACCAAAGAGGGCATATTAGAAATCGTAAAGGATTTCAAGAAATGGCCTTGTTTAATGAGTTGCTTTATCAAAAGAACTTGGAAATACCAGATGGTAAAATTAGTCTTTTTAAAGTTATTTCAGACAATTATAACTTGTTTGAAAAGTTTACCCAGTACGAAACTTTACCGGAGTTTGTTAACTCAACAGCAAGTTTATCCCCATATTTAGCGATACTCATATTGGTTAACAACGTTCTCTATTTGTTTAAGTACGATAATACCGCCGGTATATTGGTTGTTGAAGATGTTGGGGGTTGGGATTATAGGAACCTATCAGTTACCTTGACAACGTTGAAAACATTCGATTTTAGGAGTGATTCAATCAATGCTCATATAGTTGGTGATACCCCCTTTGCGTCTGACTGGCTTTCTTTGACCAAAGTAGGTGAACCCTTATCACCAGTAATTGGAAAATATTATCATGTATTAACTGATGGTGAATACCTTGGAAAAACTTATTTATATTATTCGAACTCATATGTGTTCTCCATCGCTGAAGTTTCTGAAGATTTAAAAGGTATTGTTGAATATGACATTGCTGCTGAGACTGTAAGAATCATTAACAAGGACACCGCTTATGAACCAACACCTTATGAAATCAGTGGTGTTAATGGCCTTACTGGGTTTAATGTACTAAGGGAAAACCCGCTTCTTGATATTGCGGACCAAAAAGTTGCTTTACCCAGTATTATTGGTATATTTTTAACTTCAACTTCTGGGGTGCCATTAACAAAAATTGGAACCCCTACTGGTGATATCGCCCCATCTTTTATTGTTAATGTAATTAAGACTGGCGGTAATAATTTTACTTACCACCAAGTCCAGTTGATATTCAGAGACCCCGGTGGAAATGAACTACCTTATGAATTAGACGCCATTGAAACTTCTCCTGCTACTGTTTATGGTAAGGATAATGGGGCTTACTTTTCCTATAAGGTAAAAAACTTGGAGGTTGGAACGAACGACTTCATTACTATTGATGTAGTTTACAAGGATTTCTATGTAAATAAAGCGCTGGCTTTCCTAACTAACATTGGTGGTTCTTCTTGGCTTGGGATAACTAATGGAACCTACGTTGGTGTAAGAGAAAAAAACTTTCTATACAAAAAGGTTGTTGACAACAAGTTGCACACTATTGAAGATTTCGAAAAGTTCTACCCAGTTGTAACTAAAGATGTTTTAAGTGTTTTGTCTGACAACCCAGAGACTACGTTTGTTGATTATATGACATCAGACTATAATGGTATGCTGTTTGTTTCAAGAGGGTTAGACAGTTTTAATCTTTACCAGTATCTTCATGACACCGCCGAGTTTGACCCTTGGCAAGTTAATAGTCGCTATTATGAAAATGAAGAAGAGTTCACTGTTAGGGTTGGTCAGTTGTTCAACGTGGACAAATTTCTTGTTGTACCTCCGGGGACTCCTATCCCTGATAATAACTACTACTACATTGTCAAAATAAATGGAACAAGCACTGTCTGTGTAACATTAAGTGAACTACCAAGTGTTGAATACGCAATCCCTAATCTTCTTGGGCAATACTACGAGATTGGAGAGAGCGAAACCGAACCAATTAAACCGGTTGACTTGGATGGTGTAAAAATCTATGGTACTACTGACCGCCTAATTTATTACAAAGGTAATACGCTTTGGTACAGCGAATTAAGCCAATTCGACTATCTACCAAACCTAAACTTCATTCTGCTTCCACTTACCTCTGACGATGAGATTGTTTCGATTAATTATTTTAGAGGCTCTCACATTGTATTTACCAAAGAAAAGATTTTTAGAATCAGTGGGCGTTTTGAAACAGAAAACTATCAGGTAGCGAACATCAATGAAATGATTGGTTGTATCGCCCCACAATCAATAAGGAATATAAATAATAGTCTTGTGTTTTTGTCCAAAAATGGCCTTTACACATTAGTGGCGACCTACTACACAGACGGTCTTGAAACAATTAAAAGGATTGATACAAAGATTTCAAACAAACTTGTTATTGATGAGGAATCTTTTGCTGTGTTGAGGGGGGACCAATATTGGTTATTTTCACCAAATAGCACGTCATACGATGTATTACGCTACTACTTCGACGTGGAGTTGGGTAGAGGTGAACGTCCTTTCTCTTTCGATAAATTGGCTAAAAAACCTAATGTTATTTTCTCAACTTTGAGTGGTGTGTACGCGATTGATGAATCCCTAGTTTTTTATAACGAGGGTTATACTGACTTTATGCCTCTCGATGTATTAGAGGCCGATATCCCAAATTATGAGTACTTAGTTAGGATTGAAACCCCAGACTTAAATCTAGGTTATGCCACACATGATAAAAAGTTCAAAAGCATTTATGTGAAAACAGATTGTGAAATGCTCACCAAACTTGGAGTTTATGTGTACGCTGACAAGCGCTTAGTGTTGGAACCCACGATGTTTAATGTTTATGTTAATGAGGATGAGGAAGTTGTTTATAACTCCATCGAAAACCCAGACGCTGTTCTTGATGTCAACCCAGATAAACTTGGTGTTGGTGGTGAGTTCATTGTTGATGAGGGATACTTAGGTGGAACATTCTATCAAGTCCACAAGATTATTGTGGCACAAAAGGCCAAGAACATCAAGTTGGTGCTAGAGTACTCAAGTAATCATTTGATTAACGTATCTAGTATTGGCTTCCTGTTTAAACTTGGTAAAGTAAGGGAGACGCGATAATATGGGAAACCGAATCGGAACTTTAGAAACATTTAGAAATGGTCAAGTTTTGACCGGAACCCAACTCAATTTGCTGTCCAGCATCTTTAAAGAGGGCATCAATGCCAACAAACAAGATATTGACAAGATGTTGATGGGTTCGTATTCCGACGGGGATTTTGTCTTCGTCGATGTAGAAGAAATGGAGGCATATGAAACTGAGGATATTCCTGAGAACCAGTATGCTTTTGTTTTGCGTGGTGGAGTTGATGAAGATACACTTCATCTATACCAATGGAGTGGAACTGATTGGACTCTTGTAGACGACACAGTTTCGTTCCTAGAAGTTTGGAAAATTGCTAGCGAATATAACGCTAGGCTTGGAGACGTAGAAGACCTTGTTGATGATATTGTTGCTGGAACCAAACCACTTGATGGTCTTGACGTCAACGGCAACGGTGACATTTCCGGCGATTTGGAAGTTCATGGTGGGTTTATTGTCCACGGACCGTCTAATCTTTCTTCGTTAGAAATTGGTGATGATGGGATTGATATGGACGGCGCTAAAGTATTTGATATGGCTGATGGAACTAACCCACAAGACGCCGTTACCGTGAAACAAATCGCCGGCAAAGCCAACCTCGTAGGTGGCA